ATTCGATAGACCGTGTGCTGCTGTGGTAGTTACTGTAGGTGAAACAAAACCCGAAACAGTTACAGAAATTACATGTTGTCCAGGAACGTTATTCGTAGTCCAAAGAACATTACGATAGTTAAACGTGTCAAACTGTTGGTAGTTTGCACCTGTCCAGGTTACTGCTGGCCTTGGAGTGCTTGTGCTTTTGTAAAAGCTTTCATCCTCGTATTGTGTAGTTACAAACTTATAGGCGTACTTAGTGTCGAATGCGAGGTTCTCTTCAATGTTCAGTTGAGTGGTATCAAAGTTAGGTAACCCCATTACGGGTAAGCCAGGGTAATAGGCGAATGTAGCGACAATATACGTTGCTGCTGGAGCTGAAGCGATTGTTATATCACCTGTGGCGTAATTGATTGTGCCTGTTGCTCCACCACCAGCCAAAACACCTAGGCCATTGTCGGTAAGAGTAGCAGCACCTATGACGATGCTAAAGGATTCTCCTTCAAAGTTTGCAGTTGTTTCAAGTGAGGCAATCGTGATGATATTCCCACTAAACGCCCCTGCTCCATCTGTAGAACCCAACGTAAATTCAATTTCACGTCTTAATCTACCAACTAACTTAACACCGTCTTTTTGCTTTAAACGATTACGCCATATAAGAGCGTCTTCAAGTGTAGGGAATGCATCGTTAGACAACTTCGCTGGGGCGATGTTTGTTTGGTATCCTGTTGCGAAATCTGAGATAACGAGATTATTTACACTCATGGAGCTAACTCAACGATTGCTTGATAATACGTGGGGCATGCAAAAGCATTATCACCGTTTACTTTTAAATATCTTGGTTTAAAAGTTCCTAATGCAGGGACATTGTTTATGTTTTCAACAAATATAAAAGCAGCATTATTTCCTAATGGTACTGTAATTGGTGGAGCAACTTGTAATGTTAATTGATAAATATTTGCTACATTTATTCCGCCAACTTGTGGAAATGTTTGGTCTACGTTATTAACAAAAGCAGCTACATGACCCCAAACATATACCAAACCACCTGGCAAAAATGTATATCCCTGTGTTCCTACACCACTACCAGAAAGTGCAGGTGTAAGTCCTCCAGAGCTTAATTGTATTTCACTTCCATTGTTAGCCCTTCTAAAAAACCACTCTAGATATGGTGTTCCACCAGCTGTCACATTTTTAGCATATAACGCAACTTGTGTCGTTGTTGTGGAGGGCCCTACAGCTTGAACATTCAATCTGACTTTGTCATGTGTTAGTCTTGTTCCTGAGGTTGGATCATTGATATCAGCATGATCGTTTGATAATCCAGCAGCTAAGTTGTCAAAGTTTGCTCGAATCAAGGATGTTGTGTTTTTAATTTTCTGGGCTGAAAGAGGGATATTTGTTGTGTAAGTCATACTTTCATCCTAAAAGAAAAAGTTATTGTTACTAAATTGTCCTGTCATTTGAGCAGAGTATAACGTTGCTACTCTCTGCACATCTTGCTGATTTAATGTTCTCCTTCTCACAAGATCCATTTGCTCTTCTAGATAGGGTTGATATGCTTGAGCTTGGTCTAACTTTCCTGTATCGATGAAGATCTTCTGAGCTGCTCCAAATGCAAGAAGTTGCCACATAGCATTAAATACGGGTTCATCTGTAGGGTTCGTAAGTTCAGTAGGTTTCTTGTAGACGTTCATATTTACGATATAGGCGCGGTCTGGGATTGGTCTAAAAGTGAACGTATCCTCGAAGAATAAAACCGACGTAGGTCGTGTAGCGCTGTAGCTGTAGTAGGTGCAATTCACATCTGCTGCACTTTGAATCGCAATAGGGAAAACAATACCAATTACGCCTGTTAGATAGTTGATCGTACAGAAGGGTACAATTGCTCCATTAGAGTCTAAAAATGCTCCCTGACCATTATCCCTTAAAACGATTGAGTCTCCGTTAATATCAATAGAAGCAACAATTACGTTAGAAACAATTGTTCCAACACCATTCGTATAACCTGCAAGAACTGGGCTTGTGCCAAGTGTTGCGTTAAATGGGCCTGTGATACCGCTCCCTGTTCCGATACGTTGAGTTACATCAAGTGTTGGGAATGTGCGATTAAAAATTAGAGGATCTTGGAACCATTGTGTCTCATAGCCATTAACCTGAATCAATGGCTCTACAAGTGTATAGTCATTCTTTGGGAAAGAGTAGCTAGCAACAAAAGGCTCGGTATAAAACTGGTAGGTCTCTTTGAGGTTTAACAGTTTCATTTGTTCGGGGAGGTCATAGAGATAAAACGTATTCACGTAAAAATCTATGTTCGCATCACTAAGCTTAGCTGGAGTGTCTAAAGCCGTAATTCTTCGAACTTTTGTCCTTATTTGTTGTAGCGTTGCACTCATAGCCCCTCAGGAAGTATCTCTACAGAGAATCTTTTTTCATATCCTACTTGTTTATGGACTTGTAATCCACTAACAGGATCGGTTACATAATCATATTTTGGAATTTTACTATCCATCAAATGTTTAATTTCCATCTTAGTAAGATCGTAAGTTCTCCCCGATAGAAGCTTTTGTCTAATTTCGGGTTGATTAGGATAGAGTTGTAGAGTGTATTGAATAGAGCCACTCATAGGTGCTTGAAGATCAATAAAACGGCAACGGAACTTTTTTAAATCCTCTTGCATACGCTTATTCAGTTCTTCTTTTCTTTTTTTCTCATCGGTAGGTAAGGGATTAGCGTTTGATTTAACGATGATATCGTGTTCTTTATGAACGATTGCCGAAACTGTCATAAGTTCTCCTTTTAAAGTTAAAGGGGGCAGTTACCCACCCCCTAGTGTTTTTAAGTCAATGCATACCAGTAAATTTCATCACCAGATGAACCAATTACGTTTGGCCCTAGAGCTAATCCACGAACACCATCGTTAACGGATGCTCCTGGAGTTACGTTTCCTTGGGCTAAAGTAGTTTGTGATCCTGCTGGCTCAACTTGAGCAAAGCTAAACGGCACTGCACCAGATACTGGGAATGCGAAAGCTGTTGCTGCGGATGAGTTGATATCTACCACAAATTCATCAGCTGCTGGTACAGAAGAAATTCTTCCTCTTAGACCATTCAATTGGACTGATCCAAAGTCCGCTGGGACTTGAAGAGTTACCAATTGACCAACGGAATAACCATGATCCACAGATGTTTTAATCGTTGTAGTAGCACCTAGGGTCATTGCTACAATGAATTTCTGTCTTGGTTGCCACAGTTGCGGAACAATGAGTTTTTGGCAAACCCCTGCTGTCGCTTGTGAAGCAAACGCAGATGAATCCAAATTGATCTTGAAGTTGTTTGCATCCACTACAATTGCAACTTGGAAAAACATCCCTGCAATTTGTCTCATGCTTGTTGTGTTGGTGATCTTAATGATATCCCCAGCAACATAACCATGGTTCAAAACAGTGATTGTTGTTTGGCCAAATCCTGCAGATGCAGAAAATGGTGCGCTCATGCTTTTTTGAGCTGCAAAATTGCTTTCAGAGGAAAGAAACTCTGTTACTCCACCTGAGGAAATTGCAGCACCTGTAGCGACGTTTGTAGCGGTATCAGCTGCATAGCCTTTATACCACTCAAATTGTCCTACTGCACTTGTGTTTGTTAGTTTTAGATATTTTGGTCCCGCTACGATATCCAATAGTTCGGATACGCCATCGGAGGTAAAGCTGCCATATACTGCCATATTCTATCTCCTTATGAAAGCGTTGAGTTAAGTAGGAACACCCAGGCATCGTTGGTGATAACACCAGCATAGGCCATCTTCCAACCCACTGTTGCGTTAAGCGCTAGTGGTGAAGAGAAGATTGGTGGTCTATAGATGAACGAAGAGCTATAACGATCTTGTTCCACGATACAATAGGACTCTCTACCGATTACGATTAGTGGATACACATCCGCACCGTTTGCAGAAGCGTTAGGCAACTTGGCTCCAATTGAGGAGAGCAAGAAGCGAACGTTCGCAATCGCACCATACTCAGATGGCATAGTGGATTGGATAGATGGGTAGTTCCATTTGTAGGTAAATTGAGAAATGTTCTCGAACTGACCTTGCAATTGAGTCGAACCCATCGCTAGGTACGCATCTCTTGTTGGGCTTGTTCCAAAACGGTTTTCTCCGATGATACCATCCATAAACTCGTAAGCGTTGTTGCTACGAAGTTGTTTAACTACATTCACCACGTCGGAGAATGTTAGTTCTGTGGGGTTATCACCGTTTGATCCACCAGTACAGTTTACCTGTGACATGGTAGAAAGAAGACGATCTCTTGTAAGTTCATCCTCTGTTTGTCTTAAGCTGACACCGAGCCTTTCCGCAGCTTCGTTAAGGACAGGATCTTGTCTTTGAAGTGTTACCTGCTCATTTAATTCTACATAAGTTCCATAGAATCCAACAACCGCGTCAATGTTTACAGCGGTTAATTGTTGAGCTGGGGGAGTTTGTCCCGAATTACCGATTGGCACAAGTGCTGCTGCCAATGGGTTATATCTGGTCATCCTCAGAGTTGTTCCACCATTTGCCCGCATGGTTCTATAATCCGCGCCGACTGTATGGATGAAATAAGGCACAGGAGTACTGAGCAATTTCATCGAAAATGATAGAAGAACCTGTGGAGGCAGAGTAGATGTTGTTGTAATAGACATATCTAACCTTTATTAGTTAGCGTCGTCCTTGAGATGCTCGCATTTCCTCATACAATTTCTGACGCATTTCTGTCGTCATTCTTCCCGAGGCAAACTCTTCTGCGTGATCAAGTCCACTTTCTTTTAAAGAGGAGGTTGTTCTCGGTTTCTGTAGGTTTTGCCGTATGGTTTGTTTATCCACCTGTTCTGGATGTGCCCTATCCATCATGCGGATATACCTGTACGCAGCAACTCCTTTTGCATAAGGATCGCTAGTAGCTCTTAAGACTTTCGCTAGTTCTGGTTCATCTTTTATGAGTTTTCTAACGTTTTCCTCGCTTACCACGTCATCGAAATCAGTAAACTTTGATCTAAGCCTGTCCTCTGCTGTCTCCGCTTCAAACTTCACCCTTTCTTGTTGGTAGAGTTCTTTAGCC